TCATTCGGCGCGTAGAGCGATAATTTTAACCAGTTCATCATCAATATGATTGATATGCTTTTTGACCACTATAACAGACAAAAAACTCATCTTTAGCTCCTTCAAATTAGCACGTGAGTTTAAAAGATTACATGAAAGTTTTTTAACCCCGCACTTAAAAAAGCTTAAATAGCTCGCCTCGATAACATTACATGGTAAGAGTTGAAATGTGCGCTTATAGCACATAGCAGCCTCTGGCCCTGCTTAAGCAGGGCCGTGTTGGATTATCTGGCAGACGTAATTCTGAAATTTTAATACGGTGCGGCTTATTGATTTTGCTCTTCAGACGGGCCAATCAGCTGCTGAGCCAGTAATTTCAGGGCATCCAGCTCTTCATGAATTTTTTTATTGTCCTCTTTGAACGCTTCATTTTCATCCATCAGGGCCAGAATGGCTTCGTGGTGCAGCGCGGCGGCCACACCCGTTGTGTCCGGGAACAACACATTATCGATCTGCTTTCCGTCAATAATCGGGCTGAAACTGTTTGTCATGACAGCTTCAGGGAATACCTGTTGCACGTCCTGTGCAATAAAGCCAATGCCGAAATTGTTATTATCGCGGCGATAGTACGTAACACCTTTTATGGCTCGCATTTTATCGAGTGGGTCTTCAATCCTTTTAATGTCTCGTTTAATCCGTTCGTCAGAAGCACTCACAAACTGCCCATTGTTTGCAACGACGTTTCCGCTACGGTTAAACGACACAGCCGAGGAAAGCTGCCCTTCACTGGTTGTGTGCCCAATCATCAGAGACTGATCACTGGTGCTCATCGACGTTCCAATGAAGAACGCACCGGCCGCCACGCCACTATAAAAATAGCGGTGCACGATGTGCGGGTTGAACTGGCCATTACTGGTTACGTTCGTGTTAAACGAAATGGGCATCCCATTCCAGCCATTGAACAAGCTGCCAAAGCCTGATGATGGTGTGTCCGAGAACGAGATCCCGACATTTGAACCGCTGGCATTAAATGAATACTTTGCTTTAAGCCCGGACGCACCGCCAGCTGGCAACGCGCCCAGGTTCGTCAGCGCATCTGCAGCATTCGTTGCCCCCGAGCCTCCGGATGCAATGGGTACAGCGCCGTTCGCTCCTTTCTGAGCCAGTGATTTCTGCGCAGGCACAGTAACAGATGTGCCATTGATGGTGAACGTGACATTCCCGGTACCGGTCATCACATCAGCAAAACCGCTCATATACCGCTGATACATACCGAACGTCTCGGCAATGTCCTGTGCGAGCCCGTCCACGCTCAGGCTGTCGCTCAGAAGAATGGCGTAGCGCGTGCCTACAGGTATTGCCGGATTGACCGCAGGTGTAACGGCCAGCTGCGTGGCGCTGTTGACCGCAGTGATCTGAAATACCTGCGGTGGGCTGGTCATAGCAATAACGGTACATCCGTTTCGGATCAGGCTACCCGCTGCTGCGAAATTAGTTCCGGTACCGGTGAGCGTGTTGCCGCTGCCGGCGATTGTGCCAGTGGTGTAAATCATGTTTTCTCCGGGCAATAAAAAACCCGCGCGCGGCGGGTTCTGTGTGGAATACAGGTGGCTGTCAGTCGTAGTTAGCGAGATTCAGCGCGTAAACGCTGTTTTTCATGTTGTGGTATACGAGGTTCGATAAGCCGCTTCCGGCGCTGCCTCCGGTCAGTGCCTGCCCTATCTGCGTGGTGCCGCCATTAAAAACAGCAGAAAAGAAATACTGTGAGGACCAGGGCCGCGTTCCGCCATCGGTAATAACACCTGTGGCCATGCCGGACATCGCCGGAACGATGCCAAATTTCCCGGCCAGCGTGGTGTTAATCGAGAAGCCCGCGCTGTCGCTGCCGTTGGTGCCGATTGCCTGAACATCTGTTAATACCCTGGTTTCGTTTGTCAGAATGCAGGTGCCCTGTTCATCCCAGATGGCTATCCCCCATGAGGGCAGCGTCTGTGCAAAAATCGTGAAGAAGTACACGTACGCAGTCCCGATTCCGGCAGCATTTTTGAATGTCACGGTGCAGATGTTCCCGCTCACGGTATAGCTGGTCGTGCAGCTGACGGTTGTGTACACAAACGGGATCACCGGGCGACCTGACGGGAATGTCTCCGATATCACTGTTGATGCACCACCGGCGAAAACAGCAGCCTGCTTCCTGCTGTACATCGCCAGCGGTATCGACTGCGGCGTAATAAACGGCGCGCCGTTCTCGGTTACCAGCAAAGCTCCCCAGTCCATTAAGCGGCCCTCAGATAAGCGATAACGAACCCGTTAATCGCCGGATAGGTATTGGCTCCGAAATTATTATCCGCCGCCGCGCCCAGGGTGATGGTGCCCCCGGACACTGTGATGGTACGGCGGGCTGTGGTGTAACTGTCGCTGGCAGTGACCTGCAGGAACTCCATGCGGAATCCTGCGGGAACCACATAGCTTGCCGAGCCCGATTGCTGCCCGGCGGCCACTGAAAAAAAACCCAGCACGCTGATCGGCACCAGACCGTAGTTATTCGGGTTGCCGTTGGCATCCCACGTCTGGATCCCCCACGCCATCAGAATACCCCCGTAAGTTTTCCGATCTGCACCCGGAGACGGTTAGCGTCTTTGATGCTGATCGTAGTGTTGGTTTGTTTCATCGCGCCGGTACCGTCACCTCCGTAGTTCTCGAAGGTTCCGTTTTTATCCAGCCGCCAGCCAACAGAGCCGGGTACATAGTTATTCGACTGGATAAATGCGCCGATTTTGGCATTAGTGATCGTGCCGTCCTGAATAAACGAATCACGAATAAACACCTGCCCGTTCTCAATGACAAACGGCAGCGTTACCGTACTGCCTGCGTAGCTCATCACCGCGAACCGGTCGGCAAGGAAAACAACCTGGCTCTGCATACCTGCAGGTATGTTCTGGACGCCCAGACCCATCCCGGCGGCATATTGCCTGCCATTTGCATCAACGCCTACCTTGATGCTGTACATCGCATTCAGGTTGTTGTTGATATCGGCAGTAGCCTGGGCATTCGTGGTTACAGCAGAGCTCACACCACTAATCGAGGCCGTCAGGGAGGTGATTTGCGATGCCGTGGACTGCCGGTAATCTGCGAACGTCTGGCTGACGCTGTTGATTGAGGCTACAGCCCCATCAACCCGGGAGGACATCTGCAGCAGGGACTGTGCGGACGCCTCCCTGTCATTAGCCGCAACCGTGTCGATCCGATCAATCTGGGCGCTGTTAGCAGCGTTCACCGCTGTCAGGGTCCGCCGGGCGCTGACCTGCGCCAGCGTATTCTGAATCAGCGCAATAGCCGTGTTCTGCACGCTGCCGCTGGCCTCCGATGTCTGGCCCTCCAGTTCATCGAACCGGGAGGCCGTAGCGCTGTCCAGCGTCGTGACCACCTGATCCAGCTGCGTGATCGCCGCGGTATTTTGCTCCACCTGCTCAGTAGCAGCGCCAGCCGCATCCGCTGCCGCATCAGCTTTATCAGACGCGGTTTTCGTGGCTGCCGTCAGCTGGTTAACCGCCGTTGCCCGCGCCTCTTCCTCGGTAGCGATCGCCTGGCGCACTTCGGTAACGCCCGCCGCGTTTTCTTCCGTTGATGCCTCAAGGCGCGTGACGTCGGTAACGCGAGCTTCCGTCTCGGTTGCGATTACCTCACGCAGCTGCTCGAACTGCGCGGAGTTTTCCCCCTGCTGGGCAGACTGGCGGAACGTCACCTCTGCGATGGCCAGCGCATTCTGGATAACGCCCTCGGCGGTCTCCCTGGTTGCGCCGACGGCCGCTGCCAGCTGGTCGGCATTTTCGGCTATCGAGGCGGCCATATCCGCAACGGTCTGGCTGGTCTCGACGGCGTTCTCGATCAGGTCTTTAAAGAGTTCTGTCTCCTTAATCTGATCCAGGATAGCGTCGGTGATATCGCTGAAATCGTCGGTTGGTTTTCCGGACGCCTCAACAAAATCTGACACGCCAAAGGCGTTACGGGTGCGGACGTAGACATAATAGGTATGGTCGAACTTCAGCTGCTGGATGGTCCACTGATACCCGCGGCCGAGAAACTGAGTGTTGTTTTCGATATCCACGGTTGGTGGTACCGGCGTTTCCCCGGCGTACCAGAACTCGAAAGAGGTATCTGTAGTGGCAGTGACCGACATAACCGGTACCAGCGTCGCCTGCAGCGGACCCGGAATCCACTGAACCGAGTTAGGCGGACGCGGCGCACCGATAATCAGGCTGACCTGCGTCTCAGCCCCCTTCATTCCATTCTCGTTGCGTCCACGCACACCCAGCGTATAGCTCCCGGCATTCAGGCCGTAGAACTCATAGCGAAACTGGTCGGTTTCGTACTGTGCCACGACCGCGCCAGCCTCGTTATAAACGCAGAGCTCAAACACCAGCTTTTTAGTGGTGGTGGCCGTTTCCCACGTGGCGGTAACCTGCACGGTCTCGCTGTTGGTATTCAGGATGCGCAGGTTTTCAATGTTTGGGACCCGGTACCCGTTCATGGTGTCATTCGGGATATCAAACACTGCGCCATCGTCAACAATAGCCTGCTTGTTCGGGTCATGCTGACCCGCAGTGATACTGTAAACGGAGTTGTTCTCCGTCTCGGCGATGCTCAGAATGCGGAATAAACGGACCGACACCTCGCTGGTGGAGATCGCAAAAACGGTGCCGTCACGTACCCAGGCGGGCGCATTGCGCAGGGTAATGTTGCGCCCCGCAACGCTGGCGATCTCATGCCTGCCCATCTTCCCGGTGCGATCCATAATCGACATGCTGTCGCCCGGCGATACCAGCTCAGAAACGTCAGCATCAACGGAGATTACTTTCCCTGAATGGGCCATGATGCGCCCACCCAGGCGCGTCCCGGCATAGTTGTTGTCCATGATCTCAACAATATCGCCGGGGGTGAACCCAATGGCGTCGCGCGCCATCTGGAATGTTAAGCGGCTGCTCTCCCGCTTTGCCGTTTCCAGCAACCATTTCCCGGCGCGCCATGCCTGCCCGCGGGATGTGCAGCCAAACGCCTCCAGCGTGGTCTCGTTATAAATGCCTCTGGCGATCTCGTCATCGTCAGAAACGTACTCCTTCACCTGTTCCCAGCCGTTATCCGGATCAGTCCAGGAGACCACCACGGCATTGTATTTTTCGGCACGCTTAACAGAGCTGCGGGAAAACTTGCCGTCAACCACACTGGCGTTTGTGATGGTGGCGATAGGATCCTGCGGCGCGTCCAGCATGACCGTCAGGCGCATACCATCCCACAGCGCAATGCCCCGGAACATGCCTGCGATTTTATCCAGCAGCTCGCGCGCGCTGATTTGCTCGGTTACATAAGCGTTAAGCGTCAGTCGAGGTTCAAGGCCACCGTAGCCGTCGTTTACTGGCTGGTCGCAATACTGCGACAGGACGTACAGCATGCCGTCATCGACATCGATATAACCGGCACGCCGGGCCAGGCCAAATCGCTCGTTTTTCACCAGCTCTCGAAAAAGCCAGGCGGGGTTATTAGTCCAGGCTTTTTTAAATTCGCCCAGCCACAGCCCGGAGTAGTTGCGGGTCACCGGATCGTAATTAATGATGAAGCCAGGGATGCGCCCGAACCATTCATACATCTGCTGTTCCATGCGGGCTTTTTGCCAGCCCCCGGCGCGCATCATCACCTCTTCCGCCTGGCCCAGCACAGCCCGCCCCTTCTTATCAAAGGCATTTGACGCCCAGAGGAAGCACAAATCAGCTTCCAGCAGGTGGATATGGTCAGGGTTATGCAGATTGCCGTCGTCGCTCAGAATCTCGGCATGCAGCCATTTATGAACGCCTTCAGCAGGAATAATGCGGATGTACGGTTTGAAGTCTGGGTTGTCTACAAACAGAGGCGGCGGATATGGGCGTTGCATTAAGTCAGTTTGCATGATTGCTCCATAAGACCATTACAATGTCCACCAGCGGAAGGCATTGGAATGGCAATAAAAAAGCCACCAGCGGATGCCAGTGGCTTATTAAAAGTAGCGAGCTGATAAGGCTTAAATGCTTCTCAAAGTGGCCGTCACCATTGAATCTGAGATTAAAGATTGGGTTCGGGCAAAGTGTCGCTCGACACCATCCAGGAGGCATATTTCAATCGACATTATCAACTCATGTTGTTTGTCATGGATGGACATTAAACGTCGGTTTTCCGGTAGCTCGACCTGCTTAACATTCCCATCAGGGTAAATCACAGCAACGTTCATACGCACACCAATAAGCAGTAAGGCAGATAAAAAACCATTCAGGGATGCATATTGCGTGCCCCTTCCGAAATCCCATGCCAGGCGGCCTCCTCAAGAGATGCGTGTACACTAAGGGGTGTTCCGGATAACGGCTCGCAACGGATAAAAACTTTATCAATCTGTCGGACTTTACAGAGCAGGCCCCGGCATTTGTCACCCTCAGCCTCCCACTCTCCGTAGACAAGGAAAACACCTTTCGCTTTTTCAATAATAAGAACTCTGGCATCCAGTTTTCCCATTTTGCTTACCGCGCAGGTTATGACGCCATGAAAAAAAGCCGCCTCAAAGATTTAAGACGGCATAAAAAAGCGGGTTATCAGGTTTAATCAGGTCACTCATTCGGCCTAAATCAATTGTAGTAGCCAGAGCTAAAGATTTAGCATAAGGAAGCACTTTCTTCGTAACTATGTCGCTTAGGTCACGTTCCAGGTGGTTTATAAGGCAACGCTAACTATGTAGTCAGTGAAATTATTCTTCCTTCATAATTGCAGGCCTGATGTCACATTCCCGGAACTGATAATCGCCGTACTCGGCGCGAAGCTCGGCATCAACCTCATCGAAGATCCGATCATATAACTGGCGTGTCGGCTCGTTCCCCCATGCACGAACGAAATGGATGCCCTGACCGTCCGGGACTGCTTCCGTTGAGAACCGGAATGTAAGCTGCCATACCGCTACCTTGTTCAAATCCAAAGGCTGTTTCATATCTCCCCCTCCGCTGCAATATGCTGCGGTCAGGATAGGTCATTTGATCGGCAATGTGTACAGCACTGGCGTCAGTTTTTGAGTCCTGAACACTTTGCCTGTAAAGCTAATAAGCTTTCAGGCTAATTCTCAGTGCAAAATCCTTTCAAATAACCACACTTAGTAGCGTAACGATTATGCATTTGCATGCCCTCAGAAACACTTCGGGTTTCCGGTTTCTGAGGGCTTTTTTTATTTAACCGCGTTATACCAGGCCTGCCAGCGGTACTTATCCAGTCGAAGCTGGCGCAGGCATTGCGCTGTCTCGATGTCCGCCTGTAGATCGGCGTCGCTGTCTGCACCAGCATCACTTCCCTTGCACGGGTCCTGCATCAAATCCGCTGATGGAGTTGGCAGCGTCGATAGCCTGTTGCCGCAGCCGGACAGACTCATCATCAAAAACACAAACGGTACGATTCGGATCCTGGACATATTTCACCACGTCGCGGGTTATGGTTCGGTAGATAATTTTGCTCTCTTCGCTGGCCTGGGCGGCTTTCTGCTCGACAGGCTGAATAGCCTTTTCAGCTTTGGTGCGCTTATCGGCGGCCAGGGCGTTGATATGGTCGGAGTGGGCATACCAGCCATTACGGTAGCGTAGCTCGCCATAGCCACCGGCCAGAAGTACGACCACGAGAGCGATCAGCAGAATCGTTCGGAGGCTAAAGGTCATATTTGCTCTCCGCCAGGCACATTGAGCGCTCCATCTCGCGCCGGTTCTGGAGGCCCTTCCACTTCATCCCACCAGCGTAAACCCAGCGGCGCATCTCCTCGCACGCTCCCTCATGATCACCACGGTTGAGCTTGCGCAGCAGCGTGGACTTTGAGAAAGCGTCAGAGCCGACGTTAAAGACGAAGCTGTAGAGCGCGGCGCGCTGATACTCGTTCAGCGGCGTTTTGACCATACTATCGACCGTCTTCTTGGCAGGCTGCAGGTCTTTCCAAAGCAGGTTGTCACACTCGCGATCGGTGTACTTCTTGCCTCTCACGATATCCCGGCCCGTATGGCCGTCGCAGACAGTCCACACTCCGGCAACATCCCGGTACGCTTCGTACTTGCGCCCTTCTACGCCGTCTTTGCCACCCAGAAACACCGTGGCGATCGCCAGCGCACCAGCACCAGCCACGCCGATCAATTTGTTACGTAACGACAATGAGATCGCCATTAGTCCTCCGCAATATCAACCGGACGTGTGGGCCAGCTCTTCAGCGCCTGGATCTGTGCCAGCGTGGTCTTGCGCTTGTAATACCAGTTGATACCAAACGTCAGTATTGCGATGAAGATGCCTGCTATTACGCCAATGGCGCTCCATTCGTCAGGGCTGAGCCGGGTCAGTAGGCCATTAGCTACCGTCCCGGCAGATGCGCCATAGGCAGCGCCAGAAGCTAATTTGCTCATGTTGGACATGTCTCTCACCTCCGATTTGGTCGGGGTGCTGTGAGTAGTAAAAAGGGTTTCAGGCATAAAAATTCATGCCTGCTCTTCTGATTTTCAAAGGAACACAGAGATTTATTTCGCGATAATCCTGTCAATACAGTAGGAATAGGGTCATGATGCCTTTTTCTCATACTGGAAGTGACATGAGTGATGAAGACTGGATTATCGGGAGAGCTGTCATTGACATCTTCCAGTCAGACCCGGAGCAGGAAATAAGCAAAGAATTGCTTATCAAATTTCTCACAAATAAGTATGTGGCTATCTATGAAAGCAGTGCTTCGGTAGATGAAATTATGCTTTATGAATCAGCTTTAAAGTGGGTAATGGACTCTCCTAATTAAACAGCAACGTAACCAAAAAATAGCACTCTGTAAAAGGCGCCCAATGGACGCCTCTGGAAGAGTGTTATTTTGTTAGCTTAAGCGATGATCAGAGCAGTACTACCTCTCCAGCCACCAGCACGTCGTCAGCCAGGAGCGATATCAACTAACTGGTTAAGTCGATGGCTATAGCAGCAGACAAGCGAAGCTTAACGATTACAGATAATTTCCAGACGCAAACCGGGAGCGTTTGCTCGACCTTCCAGCACCCGTCTCTCCTCTGAAAGGCCCGGAGACTCAAGCGCCGAGCGTGACCGGAAATAAAAAAAGCCCACCGACGTGAGCTTTCATAACCATTAACGGCGGACTGCCGCCGGGCGCTAACCGGAATTCAGCGAAATATCAATTGGTCCGCCGACGAGGATTTGAACCCCGGACGCACCGCTTAGAAAACGGCTGCTCTTTCCTGCTGAGCTATCGGCGGTGAAAAAAAGCCTGCACGGATGAACAAGCCTGTCGGGTAAAATATCTTTGAGGGGTGCCGGATGCCCCGATTGTACGCCGACTGGCTGCAACGCTCCGCATGTAACTTCAACTCAAAGCCCGTCAGTAATTATCATCCGCAATGCGGAATTAAACATCTAAAGATATTTGGCCTACTGACTGTAGACAATGTCCTTTGAGCTTAGTCTGACCTGAGCGTTTTACAAGATGTTAATAATTTTCTACTCGCACACTGAGAAGTTGGATGCTTAATAAAAATTTACTCGCTCATCCGCCATGTACGAAAAGTCCACCGAAGCTAGCCTGAATATAGCCATAAAAAAACCCGCTCGTCGGCGGGTTCCTGTTAATTCTGGTCTTTGAGACCGCTTGCGATACAGCTTTGCGAAGCATATATAAATTTAGGCGTTTTTTGGCTCACTTTGCAAGTTAAATCTTTCACTATTTGTATCGAAAGCGTCACACGTTGGTTTGTAAAGCATCGATTCTGCCAGACTTAGCCACATATCGATCCGACGGCGGCACGTCATATAACCCCATTCAGGGTGCTTTTCCTGTAGTTCCTCAGCCATCTGCCGTTTGCTCTTCTGCCAGCGGTAGCGCTGCGCCAGTACGCCAAGTAATCCGTCATGCCCCTGGCTTGTCAGCACTGCGCTGATCACTCCATCAATTTTTAAACCCTCATCATCAGAGCAAAACGCCAGGCCGCTTTTGTTTTTGCCGTTGAGCATTTCACGAAGGAACACCTCCAGCTCGGGCTTTGATATGCCTGCCTTCTTCATTCGCCGCAGGGCTTCATTGATCGCGCTTTTGCTCACCGTTTTGCTGGTCAACAGCTGATTAAACATATTCCCGGCACTACCGCCGCCGATATAGGACCAGCGGCCCCACATGCGCAGCTTGCCCTGTATCCAGACGCTCTCCAGCGTACGCAGGCGCGCATGCTCCCCTGCTTTGCCAACCTCTGCCGCGTGAATCATGCTTCTGCCCCTTCCTGTGTTTTGATAATAATTTGCCCTTTTTCACCCCAGATCTTCGTCACCCGGCCATCCCAGATGCGGCTGTCCTCATCGAAGATCGCATCCAGCAGCGCCTTCTCAAGGTTGTCCTTGTCTGGTTTCTGCTGGTGCGGCTGCCCGTCGTGCTGCGTGCGCTTCTTCTGGCTCCAGCTTTTCGGCATCGGGATTACAAACGTTACGTGATAACCAGATTCCGGCAGCGCGACGCCCAGCAGCCGCACCTGCGCTTTATAGGCCCAGTAAGCAGCAGTCGCCGGGCGCTTGTGCCAGCGATCGCGCTGCGTCATGCGGGGTTTGCCAATCGGCGTAATGTCGTAGATTTTCATGCGGGTACCACCAGCCCACGGCGGGCAATCTGGATCAGGGTCAATACGATGGCACGATCCATCATCTGCCGGCGCTCGTCGCGAGTCAGCTTGTTGCCGTTGTCGATACTGTCATGGCAGCAAAAGCAGAGCGCGGCGCTGGCGCAGTCGTCGGTTTTCAGGCCCATACCTTTACCTTCGTTTCGGTGCGCCACCTGCGTGCCCCATGTGCCGCAGAGCACGCACTGTTCGATCTGGCCGACGGCGGATAACCATTTTCTGCTGCGGTAGGTTCTGTTCATCGCCATAATCCCTAGAAGCTCAGCAGCTGTGCGGCGGCGTTCTCGGCCTCCGCCTCACTGCGGAATGCGCGGGAGAGGATCCAGCGCCAGAGCACATCAAGCGCGGCTTTGTAGAGCTGCTGAAACTCCAGCTCGTCCATGCTGGCGAATGCGATGCTGCGGGGATGCTTGCGGAGGGTGCCGTCGGGCAACTGGATGGCATCGTAGTGGCCAGCTTCCACGATCACCCAGGCGCGGTAGGCATCAAACGATTTGCATACGCTGATACTACCGGAACGGCGATCGGCAATGCGCGATAGATACTGCTCAGCGGCATCCAGCAGCGCGCCTTCGCTGCCGCCGAACGTGGCCAGGAATTTAGCGTAGCCGGTAACCAGCCTGCGCTCGTTAGAAGAGATCGCCCCGCCGGTAGGCTCCCAGTATTCGAAGCCGAGATTCAGCAATGCGAAGAAGCGACGGTGAAATGCTGGGTTGCGGACCTGTTTGAAGTCGGCCACCAGCACGGCACCGAGCTTACATTTTGATTGCAGAAAATCGCTGGTCTCCGGCGTGGCGGAGATCAGGATATTAGCGGACTGCTTGATGAGTTGTAATTGCGCCAAGGTGTTCACTCCGTGGCGCAGCAGGTTTATCGGCTGTTCAGACCGATGAGATCATATTATCAGATGGGCCATCAATACGATAGCCAAGACCCGAGAGGAATTGCACAACGGCATTTGGCGTGAAAATAATTTCTTCGTCCAGTAGCGGGCGCATTGAGATCAGCCCTCCGCTGCGGTAGACCAGAAAGCGGTCGCCCGCCGGAAAACTACACATAACTGTTCCATCAGTCCGCCGGACAACGTCATACCAGTCAGCGTCTGATGAATTTAAAGCACTGTCACCCACATTACCCCCTGTTCAGCCGTAAAACGTAGCTCGCGCAACTTAGTAGAACCAGTCGTCAGCGCTTTCCCAGGTTTCCTGCAGGATCGTCTCCACTGCTTTCTTTTGATCTTTATCGCCACCCATTATACTGAGGCTGTCAGTAGGTGCGCGGCGCACTGTGAGTTTGCAACCTGAGAACTGGTTATTTAATCGTTTTGATAGCTCGCTCTCAAGTGCTGACATAGCGCCGTCCGGCAGTTTTTTTGTACGTTCAATAGTGACTTCTACACGCATAATGTTCCCTCCCACTGGAATTACTGTATAAATAAACAGTACACGCAATGATGAGAATGATCAACTTGTTAAGCGCACAAAAAGCTTGGTACCATCTCCTCGTGAATACAGCTAACCCATTGAATAAAATAGCCACAACGAATGTGACTTGCGGCCCGACTCGCTTCAGAAGGCGTTAATGATGCCAATTTAGAAGGAGCAATAAGTTAGTTTTTTGCCCTTCGCATTTTGATGTAGTGCGGAGCGCCTGCCCCTGACTGTTTCACGATAAGTTCAAAACTACGCTACTGTTACTTCGAAAACTATTGATCAAGCTGCGATTCATCACACAACATCCGTCGAATTTAAGCATATAAGTAATTTTTTTAAACTTGATTTTCGAGAGGCAGATGGGCAAAATCCAATGGTAGAAGACCATATTCCGCATGTTGTTCCTAAAGCCACAAAATTTTCTTCTTTTGAAGGATTCCTCACATCTGATAGAATGTAACTGCTCTAGAAAAATCAACTACGGAAAAATATGAAAAACATTGATTTTAAAAGAATTTTAAATGAATTCAGCGACGAAAAAGTCACTCTATTAAAAAGGGATATCAGATTTAATAGTGATACATACATGATACAAAAAGCTGAATCTATATTTTTCGTCAAAATCTTTGATCCTGTTGATGAAAGATTGCCTGTTATATCAGTTGCTCAACATGTGGCTGAACTCCCTGCGGTTTTCAGTAGTGATGAATCGCGTCTCGCCATTGCATGTAACATGATAAATCTTGCAATGGATAATGGTATAACGGCAACCTACGTATTTAAAGAAGGGGATGAAAGCTTTATAACATTAAAAGTTTTAAATCCTTTCTTAAGTGATGCGTTCACATCAGACAATACAAATGAAAGCACCGATTTCAAAATCAAAATGATGCTTTACACTTCAGTCATTGCAATTTCAAATACACGCGCCATTCTTAGCGGTTATCTAACCACAGGAGATGATGAAAATGAAAACTCCTGATCATCGATTTAGAAAAGTCATAGTTGTATTGGGAGTTAATATTTTCATCTCTTGGTTAATAGGCCATGCTTATAAGGATTTATTAATAAGACATCTATCAGCGCAAACATATTATCAACTTATTGTATTTATTTCCTTAATGATTGCCCCTTCCGTAAGTGTTTTATATGGAGCGCATATTAAATATCGACTAAGTTCAAAAGAAAAGAAGCTAAGAGATAAGCTTGACGAAGACGTGATAAATCAACTGGAAGGAGAGGAAAAGGAATATGCAGAATCTCTAATTAATCCTAACATTGAAATCTCAGAGCAACTAAGGTCTTTAAAAGCCGAAAGAGAGGCTTTTGAGAATTCAAAATAATTTGTTTATATTAATAATTACAATCTATCTCAACTTGCACCGGATCTTACCCCGGTGCTTTCTATTTACATCTATACTAGCCCAACATCTGCAGGCCAGACGGTTTCCGGCACGTCCACCAGCAGCATGCGCTCCAGCTCGATGATGCGGCTGGTGGCGTATTGCAGGAGCGGATCAGTATTGTTCATGCAGCATGCTCCTTTCGGCTAATACCCATCCTCAGGCAAGCTACTGCAAAGATGTCCTGCTCTTTTTCGATCCCGATAAAGGACCGTTCAGTCTGCTGGCAGGCGATGCCCGCGGTACCGCTTCCCATCGTGAAATCCAGTACCACGTCGCCGCGGTTGCTGTAGGTTTCAATGATGTATTTCACCAGAGCTAATGGCTTTTGCGTTGGGTGAAAATTCCCGATTTGCTTATCGCTTGAGAAGAACTGAACATCCCGCGGGTAACGCTTTGTCGAATCGTATTCGGTCAGGGATAGCGCCTTACCATAGCAATCTGAATTAACGGTTTTTCGCTTACTGGTTTTACGGATATGGCCATCAGTCATCTGATGGTTATACGTCGGTTGGCGACGGTAAAACACCTCAATGTTTTCATGTGCGCGTAGCGGTTGTTTTTTGGCGTTCAGGAAGCCGGTGGCGTTGCCCTTCTCCCAAATCCATTCAGATCGCCAATGCCGTAAGTTGCTGGCAACCAGCACGCTCGTGAACGGCTGCGCAGAAAACAGGACGATAGCCGCCGTCGGTTTGGCGATGCGATAGAGTTGCTCCCACATCAAAGACAGATCAAGCATTGAATCCCACCGGCACTGCGTGGTGCCGTAGGGAATGTCAGCGCAAACCAGATCAACACAGCCGTCGGCAATCGTTGGGAAAATATCGAAGCAATCAGCATTGTGCAAAGTGACCGATTCAATCATTCTAGGCCTCCAGCTCGTTCTGAATCTCTTCATCGATCTCGTCATTCGTGGCGTCCTGGTTGAGATAGTCCAGCGCCTCTTTGAGGTACTGCTCACGCCGGGTGACATACCAGGCCGAAAATGTCGGAGACCAGCCGCTGTTATCACCGTTTTCAGCAAAAAAGTCATGCATAGCGTTGTTGTACGCTAGGTTGTCTACCATGCAATCAGCGGTTGTCAGGCCGCATTCACGGATGCATCCTCGCAGGTGGCGCTTACGCCAGTACGGTGAGTTTTTGGAGTCGCAAATGTCGCGGAACTGTACCTGCCAGCGACGGATGCAGCGGGCATTAAGTGATTTGCTCATACAGCCTCCCCGTTGCGCAGCTTCCTGGCGATACTCAGCAGGTCCTCGCGGATACACAGCCCGTTTTCCTGTGGATCATCGCTTCCGCCGGTGACAACCAGCGGGTGGTAAGAGGCCGCCGCCGTCTCAACGCCCTGTGC